TGGAATACTTGATTTTATGAGAATCATAAAAAGTATGGATCGTTTTTCTTTCATTGAGTTTATGCAACAAGATATTGTCAGAAGTCCTTTGGTAAAGTCCTACATAATTAATAAATTAGAATTAGGTTTTGCCTAAAGGAGACTCCAAATGAAAAACATAATCGAAGCAAAAGATATTTTTTCTGCTAAAGTAAAATCTAAAAGTAATAACTTAGAAGATATAAAGTCGTTTATTAACTTAGGTGGTATGGATGAAGATTATGATGAGTCTATTGGAATGACAAATGAACTTCTTGATGAATTTGTTTATATTATGACAGATGAGTATGGATTTGATTTGAGTAATAAAGCTCTTGTTGATGATTTAAGTTTTCTAGGGATTATACTGCAGGCCATAATGGATAGACATTATGGTATTGAAAATGCAATGATAGAGAATATTGATGAGGCGATAGAAGAAATTAAGTCGAGACATGAAAAAGAAGAAGTTTCATAAAACTGCTTGACATGTCGAAGGATATTTGATATACTTTAATAAATTTGGAGTAATTTATGTTTAAACATGTTGAATTGGATTTGCCTGAATTTTCACTTCGAAGTGAAACCCTTAAGTCTGGGACTAGGTATTACTATGATGAAAATGGTAACAAATATCCTTCGATAACAACTGTCATATCACATTTTTCTAAAAAATCCATAATGGAGTGGAGAAAACGTGTAGGCGAAAAAGAAGCCAATAAAATCACTACCCAGGCTGCGAGGAGAGGAACTTCTATTCATCAGTTGTGTGAAGATTATATAAATAACATAGAAATAGATTATAATAAACTCATGCCGAATGATATAGAGATGTTTTTTACATTGAAAAAAACTCTCGATACTAGATTAGATGATGTATATGTTCAAGAGTGGCCAATGTATTCTGAACATTTAGGAATTGCAGGAAAATGTGATTGTATTGCATATTTTGATGGTAAACTTTCTATAATTGATTTTAAAACATCAAGAAAGTCAATGCATCCAAATAAATTAGAGAACTACTTTAGACAGGCATCTGGTTATGCTGTTATGTTTGAAGAGCGAACAAAAATTCCTATAAATAATCTAGTAATCATTGCGGCTATTGATGACCAGAAAGATGCAGAAGTTTATACTTCTAAGCGTGATAGTCATATCAATGGGTTAATAGAAATGATAACAGAATATAAAGCACAATTGTAGGAAATAAAAAACATGGTTCAATATCTAAAAAGTAGTGCAAGAAGATATGTAGGAGTCCCAGACTATTTGGGAGTGATGTATGATTACAACACAAGAACAAGAGCGGGACATTTGTTTGTCGGCGGTTTTAAAAGAAAGTCTGGAATTCGACCCAACGATATCGTACTATTTGATGGAAATATAATTTTACCAGCGACCAACAATTATAGAGAAAAGGTTTTTTCGGTAAATCCTGCAACCACTATTAAATTTGAATATGAAAAAACAAATACTTTAGATCGAGTTAAATGTGGTATAATTCCATTAGATGAACCCGAAATTGGTGAAAGTATTAGTACTGCAAATAATTCCACTCATATATATCAAAATAACACTGCCCAAGAACAAAGTATAAAAATATATTGTGATTATAAAGCAGCCGTGGATTCTAAGTTGAGATTTAGAATCACAGAAGTAGTCTCTGATAATACTCCTGTTCGCAGTACGGAACTTTACACTAAAGGTAATTTATGTCCTGGCGCTCCACTTGGATGGCAAAGAATATTAAGATGGGATATTGATAAGATTCCAGCTTTAGGATTCTCTTTGTCAGTGGGAAAGGAACTTGGTGAAAACGAGTTTATTTTCAGAGACTTTATAAATTCACAAAATAGTTATTTTAAGGTTTTGCCCAATTATTTTTCAAAACAAGGGTCTAAAGTAGACTGCAGGGCAGACATAACTTTCGAAACGGAAGATGTAAGTGCTATGAATTTAGACCCAGTAGCACAAGTTGAAATCACAAGCATTATAGGGAGAATGTAATATGATAAATTGGATTAAAGATAGATTAGCTGAAAGAACATCATGGGATGGTGGCGCACTTATTGCAATGGGTGTTGTTGCACTGCTCTTTGATGGTTTGATTACATGGGCTGCATACGCAGCGATTGTCTACGGTCTTTGGACTATCTGGAAATCAGAATAAACTATTGACAAATTTTACGTTATAGCGTATATTATACGATGTAACGTAAATCTAAGGAGAATTTAATATAATGTTGAAACTTAAGAGTTCAAAAGAATTTAGTGATGAGATAGAAAAACAAGTTTCTAAATTAAACAGTTCATATATTGATACAATCACATACTATTGTGAGAAGAACAATTTAGAAATAGAAAATGTAGTTTCTCTTTTGAGTCCTTTCATAAAAGAAAAAATTAAATACGAGGCAGAAGGACTGAACATGGTTCAGAAGTCTACAGAAAAATTGCCTCTATGATTACCATGTCTGGAAAGAAGATAGATGACTTTGAGGCTTTTAAAATTTATCTTGCAATGAAAAGTCATTTTAATAGTGAGTATGATTTTATAAAGTACAAAGGAAAAGTTTCCCCAAAGAAAGAAACCTATTATAACAGGAGAGACAGAAGAACTTTCGAAGAACTTTCCAGAAGGTTTGATAAAAAAAGTTTGGAAGAATTTTTACTTGCATTGTTCTTGAATGTAACAGAAAATGGTAATCTTGCTATTTCTCGTAATGAGTTTATGTGGACAGGAAATCTTTTAGATAAAGAATCTTACGACACATATAAAAATTGGAAGAAAAGAATTCAAAGTATAAAGTATACTTTTACTAATGATTGTCATGTGTTGTTTACAAGGGCGTCTGAAGAAAATATGGAATTCAATTCTATATTTAAATCTATTGACAATGACTACCCATTTATTGTATTCTTAGAAAAACGTGGAGAACTTTCATTAGAAACGTTAATTATCTTTGAAAAGATTTTTACTTTCATAGATAAGGTCAAAATAAATGATACAACTTATTGGCCTATATATACTAAGAAAGTAAAAGACTATATGTCTTTCTTGGACATAGATGTTAATTATTATGTTAATGTTCTTAGGGACATATTGATTGATGATTATTATGAAGATTATGGTCAATTAATTAAAAAAACTAGTTGACAACTCTTGGATAATATAGTATATTAGTAAAAATACAAAACGCATATAACGTATAAAGGAGAAAATTTATGTCTTTTGCAAACCTTAAAAAAGGTCGCTCTAACTTTGCCCGTCTTGCGGAAGAGTTGGAAAAAACCCAATCCCCACAACAAACCACATCAAATATCGATGATCGATTTTGGAAACCAACTATTGGTAAGGATGGTAACAGTTATGCTGTAATTCGTTTCCTTCCCCCTGCAGATGGTGAAGATATTCCTTGGGTTCGTGTGTTTAATCATGGATTTAAAGGCCCAGGCGGTTGGTTGATTGATAACTGTCTTACTACAATCAACAAACAGTGTCCTGTTTGTGAGTCTAATACTGAACTATGGAATACTGGTTCACAAGACAATCAAAACCTTGCCCGTGATCGTAAACGTAAACTTAAGTTCCTTTCGAACATTTATGTTGTAAAAGATCCTGCAAACCCAGATAATGAAGGAAAAGTTTTTCTTTACTCATATGGTAAGAAAATCTTTGACAAGTTGAACGAGGCAATGAATCCTCATTTTGAAGATGAGGCTCGTTACAACCCATTTGATTTTTGGGATGGCGCCAACTTCAAACTGAAGTATCGCACTGTTGATGGTTATGGAAATTATGATAAGTCTGAATTCGATTCTCAAGAAGCACTTTCAGATGATGATTCAGAATTGGAAACAATCTATAATCAACTATATTCATTGCAAGAGTTTGTAAGTGAAGAGAAGTTCAAGTCTTATGAACAACTCAAGGAACGCCTTGACCGTGTTCTTGGACTTCAACAGTCTGCAGTTTCAGTAGAAACAGATTTTGTTTCTGATGATTCTTCATACTACACTGAACCTACTCAGACTAAATCTGTGCCTGCGCCAGAACCAAAGTCTGTATCTTATGATGAAGATGAAGAAGACGATTCAATCTCATACTTTGAACGTCTTGCAGATGAAAGTTAGACAGTTGGTGGCACTGAAGTGTTAGTGTAAGACACGACACAGAGTCCATACAGGTAATAGAGGGTATACAACACACTCGACCGCCATCTATTATCGCATACAAAGAACTGAGTGTGGGAAAGGGCAGGGAGAAATCCTTGCCTTTTTTTTGTCTTAGATATGTTTAGATTGCATACCGAACATGTAATAATTATATGACAATTTTCTGCACTTGCGAAATAAATATTTGTGTCAGAATCGCTGACAATTCACACATATCATACACAGGAGAATAAAATGAGTGTCGAAGAAATTATTAAGAGTTTGAGTGTTCTTACAGTATCACTTACTATTGTAGCTGCAGTTATGTTTATGTCTATTTTACCGTATGTTAATTAACGGAGAATTAGATGACACAATTAGTATTAACAGCGTCAGAATGGTTAAACATTACCCCCCTTGTAGATTTTATTCGTGAGTTGCAAAAAAGAATAAAATTGAAAAAACTTCAAAAAGAAACTATAAAGGAATTAAATTCCCTATCTGATAGAGATTTGAATGATATTGGTATTGCAAGATCACAGATAAAATCTATTGCAATGGAATTGGATTTAAAAGATGTTTAAAAGAATTTTAGAAACTTTTGAACGTATTGGAAGAGCAAGAGCTGCACACGTTCTTGTACAGCAGGGTTTATACGAAGAAGCAAAAAGAGTTATGTGTGGGAACTGAAAGGTTCCTACCACGCTCCCACTAAAGATAACTTAGCATCCCTCACAGCACCATCAGTATGTCTTACTTCTGGTTTTTGTTTAGGCATAATCGTTGAATTATTTGTTACATTAGTCACGGTGTTTTGTTGCGGTGCATTTATAATGTTCGCAGCTTGTTTTGCCTCTGATGTAGATTTATCCATAGCAGCATTGTCCATCATATTAGACGCTTCTAATTTTTTGTTAGGAACATCACTTGAGAATGATTGTTGTGCAGAAACACCAGAATCAAAATCCATCATTTCTTGTGCAGATGGATTTGCAAATGCATTTTCTTCTTTTGGAGTGATGTTCAATTTGTCCAATTCAGCTTGTAGTTTTTCTATTTCTGCTGCATCTTCTTCTCTACCTTTAGAATCTCTACCCCAATAAACATTTTCACCACCTTCACTTCTGGTAATTCTGTCTTTTGCCTCTGCAATTTTTGACTGAAGCTCTGCTTTTTGATCTTCTGGAGAAATCTCTGGTGCGATTGCACCTTCTTCACCATCAAATGCACCCATATCCTTCGCCATGAGTCCAGCATCAATCGCTGTTGACGCAGCAGTCCCAACGCCTGGGATTATACTAGTAAGTCCAGAAAGTACCTCTAGGCCTGCACCAGAGAAGTCTCCACTAAATGCTCTTTGAGCACCAAATCCCAATCCTGCAATTAAACCAACGCCAGGGATTTTTTTCAATAAAGATTTCCCAAGTCCCTTACTAGCAGTTTTACCAGCAGTTGCGGCGCCCTTTGTGGCGACACTTGCGGCGCCCTTTCCAGTTACTTTAGATGCAAGTCCACTTATTTTCGCACCAACTCCTTTTGCTGGTGCTGTTATTTTATCCATTACTGATGGCATTTTTGGGGGCACTGAAATACTTGGCATTTTTGGAAGTTTGTCGGGTATTGCACTACCAACGCCTTTTATTCTATCAGGCATCGAAGTCATTGTATTTTTTACATTACTCGCAACATTACTTGCAGCGCTTGCTGTTTTCGCCGCTCCAGTTGCAGCAAGTCCTGCTACTGCCCCGCCGCCAAGTTTCAGTGCATTCAATCCAATGTTTTTAATTCCCCCTAATACACCTTTTGCAGCATTCAATCCACCACCAACAAAACTTCTTGCTCTTCCTGTAACCCCAGTTCCTACATTTCTTACAAAATTTCCAAGTCTGCCAAATCTTCCGCCACTTGCCCTATTTACTACTGAACCGACTCGGCCGACACCACTTCTTAC